ACTTTTGCTTTAGCTAAGTTCCCGAATACCTTCTCTACCTTATCTCTAGTTCTACTCTCTGGGGTATCTATACCGTAGAGGCGTATGCGCTGTTTCTTTAACCATACATTGAAACCTAAATCTATATCCACGTCAACGGTATCACCATCAACCACTTTAACAACTATTGCTTTATATTCGTACATGTATCTATTTAAGACCATCTGCGACAATCAGCGACAAAAACTTGCGTTGAGAATCTGCGCGATTGTTTGGGAGATCTGCGCTTTTTTAGATGTAATGCTAATTATCCTGAATTACAGAGACTTAGATTACTTGGAATTATATAAATAATATTAAATATTATTATGGGTATATATATTGGGCAAATAACGAATGAATTAGATAGCGGTCTCCGATTAGTTTTTAATCCTAATTTTACTGATTTTTCTTCATGGAATTCGGCTAAAAATGGATCCAACTCTCAAAAAGTACCGACATGGGGTATATTTGGCAATTACGCTACAGTTAGAGATAATTTTCTAATCTATTATTCAGGAGCTTGGCCTAATAATAAAGGAGGGGATGATGATGAAACAGAGACTTTTAACACGACTCCTACTTTTGGTTTTAATTTTTCTATTGAAAGTAATGAAAATGGTACAAATACAAATGCTGGTAAAATATTAATTGTAAGAAAATCAGATCGTAAATGTGTTCTTTTAGAATATGATGCTTTTAACGGTAATAATAGCGGATTTATATCCAGTTTAACTATAACACAAAATTTTCAGAATAGTGCAAATTACCCTGAGTTACAAAGACTTAGATTATTAGGATACATTTAAGACCATCTGCGACAAATCCGCGCTTTGTTTGGTGCGGGGAATTTTGCGCGATTGTATAAATATTAATATGGATGAATATTCTTGGTTATCAAAAGAAAAAATTGTTGAGTATGGTCGCGACTATGGTAAGGACTTAGATGATAGTCTTACGAAAATCGATATGATTGAACAGCTAAAAGATCATATTGGTTCGTTGACCACAGAACAGCTAAATAACTTAATAGGAATAGGAAGCTAAACTTTTAAATTTAAACTCTAATTGATTAAATAATTACATGGCTACATTTTTAAATACAACAGTTTTGTCGGCAGATGTTATGTCCCACCCTCCAATCGGCGAAGGTAGTGGTTTCAGAAAGTTAACTAATTTAAATCCTGCTACCTTTGCTGCAGCAGATAGATTTAATATTGAACCAGGCAATACAGCAGTGTTTGAATTGTCCGCTAAGGGTAAGAATAGTAATAATGAAGATGTTTTATTATTCGTCGATAAATTAGGATCGGTTAACAAACAACCTATCGTTCAAGTATTGTTTAACTCAGATGATGTAGTGACTTCTAAATCACATCACGGTTTAGGTAAGCTATTTACTTACACACTTAAGACACCAGACCCTACAGAAATCAAACACAAACATAAGCATCATTTTAGACCCACCACCCATAGTTATACTTTTGCAGGTAATACAACGATTATGACTAATTTTTCTGGAGTGGAAGTGTTTGTCAAGACCTCAACTGCAGAGCATGAAAAGGTTGGATCAAATACATCAGTTAAATATACTTTAGGTGATCCAGCAGCATCGCAATCAGCTACAGCTGGGCCAATTGTATTTCCATCATTAAGTAGTGAAGAAAATACAATTGTTGGTCCTGAATTTATAAGAAAGAAACTTCTAGGATACTAATAATGTCAGACGTAAGCAAATTAAGTAAAGATGAGCTTGAAGCACTGGGTCGTGAATACGGTATAGAGCTTGATAGGCGCTTATTAAAAAGTAAAATGGTAAGTCAATTACAAAAGTATATTGATAGTTTACCAGCAGAACAAATATCTGAGCCAGTAGTAGAGGTTTCTATTACAGATGACTTAACTGATATAGATAATATTAGTATTGACGAACTAGTTTCTTTAGCTGAAGGTTACGGAGTAGATACCTCAGTTATAGGAACAAAGGGTAAGTTAATTAGTTCCTTAATAGGAAAATTATAATATATTGGAACACCTCATCTTCTAGAAGATAGGATGTTATATAGGAACTGTGATATAATAAAGGTGTGATTATTGTTACATGTAAGTTTAATAAGAAGGTAAAGGAACTCTTAAAATCAGTCGATATCGATATAAAGGAACTGGAACGTTATACTAATTTTATTTTAAACGAGTATAAAGGAACAAGAAATATTTGGGACTATGAATTAACTATAAAGATGATAGAATGCAATACTTCCGGATATTATTTTGAAGAGAATTTAATGGAACTGGGTAATAAGACTACTAAGAGAAGTATACCTCAAAAGAGGAAATGGTATTTAAGTTCCTATTTTCATGAGTTATGTCATTTTGCTCAAGATAATTTAGATAAAGTTAGAGAGTCTAAATTAAACTATACTGATGAAGATGCATCAGAATGCAATAATGCATACTATAAAAACCCTTATGAGGTACAGGCAAGGCAATGGGAAGATAAATACACTAATGCCTATATTGATATTTTTTATTAATCAGTTGGCCATAATCGAGCTTTCATATACTCGATATCTTTCTTTATTTCAGCAATATCAACTTCCATCTCTTTCATACTCTCTGTTATAATAACATCTCCATTAGGTGTTATGAAATTGCTTATCAATGTTTCGATTTTTTCTACCAATGGTAATAATTCTCTTATTTCACTTTGATTTGTTTGAGCCATAAATCGTAAAGCTTGTGTCTCTGTTTCTAAACTACCAATTTTTAATTGAATTATTTGTTGATCCCTCTCATACACTTCTTGTGAAACGTAATTGCTATTTAACCATAAAGCGGCCAAAGCACCTACTGCCGCTAAGAAAAAAGAAGCAAAATTAATATTTTCTAATAAGGAGCGAAAGAAAGTAATAGGCTTTTTCATTATAATATATTTATTAAATTTTCTTATATTAAATAATAATAATGAGTGATCAAACAAAAATTTTTAATCTTTATGAAAATAATTTAAATCAATCAGCTATTGGTGCGATGCAGCAAAGAGATCCTAATAAAAATTTAAAATACAGGCCAGGTGATGCAAAACCAGGCCAGACTTATGGTAAGTATAATCTACCAACTACAGATAGTGTAAAGGTTAAAGGAGCTGCATTCACACCTAATGCAATGAGTGATGAAGAAATAATTATTAAAGGTTATGGGGTTATAGATAGTAGTCAAGCTGCAAAATTTCTAGAAAGATTAAAAGACGATATACACGATTTAATTGATAGGAATGTTACTGGTGCGGTACTTAAAAGTAAAATAGATTTATATTCATCAGTTATCGAACAAATAACTTGATTATTTGAATTAATATACTATAATTAGTATGTGGGTGATATACTAAAATTAACTTGGGATAATATAGATTTTTTAACTCAGTGTTTAACTGAACAAATAAAAAATAAAAATATGCAATTTGATTGCGTACTTGCGTTAGGTAGAGGAGGTTTAATACCTGGAGCTTGTTTAAGTTATAAATTGGGTATTAAGAATTTACACAATCTAGGAATTAGTACAAGATTAGATGATGGTAAATATATTGACACATTAGTATATCAACGCCCAGGGCCTGGGTCAATTAATAACAAGTCAAAGGTATTAGTGGTTGATGATATTAATGATAGTGGTCGTACGTTTACCGCGGTAAAATCTATTTTATTATCTGATTATAATATAGATAATGATAATGTAGTATATGCTAGTTTGATAACTCGAGCCGGGTCTGAATTTAATACAAATATTATTTCTGGTAATACTTTGCATACTACCCGCTGGTTACAGTTTCCTTGGGATAAATAATTAAGTGAAAGCACGACCCTTTTATTTCGAAATTAAAGATATGCTAACGCAGTTTGTTGCTGCGTTTGATGAAATAGTCATTGGTCGTTTCAATAGAGATAGACAAGAACAAGATAGAATTAAAGCGCGATATATATACGCTCCTAAACAAAGAGTTTTACATGATTTAATAAATGAAAATAAAACGTTAACGTTACCGGTCGTATCGGTTAACGTCACAGGCATATCCAGAGACCAAAATAGAGTTTTTAATAAACTTGACGGTTTTTACTATCAAGGTAATATAGGGGAAGAAAAAGTTTCTAGACGAATTAAAGCACCAGTACCTATCAATATTACTTTATCAGTTTCAGTTTTAACTAGATATCAAACTGATATGGATCAAATTTTAAGTAATTTTGTACCATTTTGTAATCCATATATAATTATCTCATGGAAAGTTCCAGAAGCATTTAACTTAAGTGTTGATCAAGAAATTAGAAGTGAGGTATTATGGACCGGTGATGTTAGTATGAATTACCCTACTGAGTTAAATGGTAATCAAAAAGCAAGAGTAACTGCAGATACAAGCTTTACTATTAAAGGTTGGCTATTTAAAGATACCGATAACCCTGACGGTAATATATTCTTTATTGATAATAATTTTCATAATGAAACTGAGTTAGAAAATTATGATAACTATGAATCATTATCCGGTACTGATTATTCTTATCCATTATCTTCAGGTTTAATTGATAATATAGAGACAGTATCAATATCAGGTAGCCCTACAGTAACAGATATATTTTATGATAATGTGAGACTATTTGATAATTTAACCCTAACTGCTGGTACAACAGGTAACATTATCGTTAACGGGTATGGTTTTGAAAAATTGGACAGTTTATATTTAAGTAGTAATAAATTTGATAAATTATCAGCTGATGGTATTTTTGTTAATGATAATTTATCTCATTTTAATAATTTTACGAATAATGTTAGCTTTTCAGGATTTGAATTATCATCTTATAATGTTTTTGGAGATAATGTATTATCATTTAATTTACCTTTATTTTCTGCTCCTAGTTCTTTAAGTGCTGACTTTACTTTTGTACTTTATAATTCTGCAGGTTATGATTTAACTACTAATACATTGAATTCACAAACCTTAAGTAGTAATAACACTTTATTAACCTTTACTTTCCCGTAAAATAAATTAAATAATAATAATGGCTGACCAACAAAACATTAAACCATCTGGTTTTTTAAAAAATCTAGTTAATAAACTTCCATATCAGTCTGTAGACTTCAATAAAGTTTTAGGAGATTTAAATCCTAAGTATAATACTTTTGAAGAGACCGGTATGAGAAGAGTAGAAGCTTTAGCAAAAAATTCTATCTTTTATAATAATGATTTTAATAATACAGGTGCTGGTCAAGTAAGTGTTGACGGTAATTATAGTTCATTAGTATATGCTAATGTAGAAGAAAATAAAGGTGGTCGTATGAGAGACTATCGTATAATGGCTGCTTTTTCTGAAATTAGTGACGCACTAGATGAAATATGCGATGAATGTATAAACAAAGATGACGATGGTAATATTGTTAATTTAACCTTTAGAAATACTGATATAGATGAAGAGAAGCAACAAAATATAAAAGATGAATTTGAAAAATATATTGATTATTTCAACTTTGAAAAGAAAGGGTTTGAATATTTTAGACAATTATTAATTGAAGGTGAACTTTATTTCGAGCATATTATTCATCAAGGTTACACAGATGATGGAATTCTTGGTGCTGTTGCTTTACCTTCAGATTTAATTGACCCGATATATGATAATATACAAAATATGATCATTAAAGGTTATATTTTACGTAAACCTATATTTGATCCTAATAAACCTGAAAAAATAGAGAAGTTTGATTTTATTCCAATGGATGATAATCAAGTTTCATATATTAATTCAGGTATATGGAATCAAGATAAGACATTTAGACTACCCTTTATTGAAAATGCAAGAAGAGCATATAGACAATTATCATTAGTAGAAGATGCTATTGTAATATATAGGTTAGTGAGAGCTCCAGAGCGTTTAGTGTTTAATGTAGATGTGGGTAATATGGCACCACCAAAAGCTGAAGCATATCTTAGAAAGCTTATTCAAGAGTATTGGAGTAAAAAGACTTTTGATTCTAATCAGTCTGGTCAAGTTCAAAAATTTAACCCTCAATCTATGCTTGATTCATTCTGGTTTGCTAAAAGAGCTGGTTCAGAAGGTACATCAGTCACACAGTTAGCTGGAGGTGCTAATTTAGGTGAGTTGGCAGACTTAATGTATTTTGTTAATAAACTATATAAAGCATTAAAAGTGCCTCTCAATAGATTAAATCCTGAAAGTCAATTTGCTGATGGGGAAAATATTTTAAGAGAAGAATTAAAATTTGCTAAATTTATTATTAGAATGCAACAGCAATTTGCAGGTGGTCTTAAAAATGGATTTATAACACACCTAAAATTGAAGGGGTTCTTTGATGAATATGATCTTAAAGCTCCTAATATACATTTAGAGTTTAATGTACCAACTAATTTCTATGAATTAAGAGAGAGTCAGAAGTTAGAACTTAAAGCGCAAAACTTTAATTCATTAGCGTCAAATGAATTTGTAGCAGCTACTTATGCACAAAAACGCTATCTTGGTTGGAATGATGTAGATGTAAAGGCTAATAGAGAATTCTTACGTAAGGATGCTGAATTGCAATGGGAGTTACAACAAATTGGTGCTGGTGGTCCTAATTGGAGAGATGATTTACAAGCAGCTCCTGCCGGTGATGCAGCAGCTGGTGGTATGGAAGCACCTGCAGGTGGTATTAGTGGTGAAACTCCTCCTGACTTCGGAGGGGGACCTGCTGATGTAGGAGCTCCTGAACCAGTAGCAGCTGAAGCTCCTGCTCCAGAGCCTGAAGTTTAATTAAACTGAAGACGCCAATAGATTAGCTTTTGTAATCCTTTTTGTTGTTCCTGTTGAAGCTTGACTAGTATCACTAACATCTACAATAACAAATACATCATTGTCGTCTAAGTCAGCTGATGAAATTTCTGTCAATACTGTTATATTTTTTTTAGAATGGCTCATAAAGGTTTAAACCCGATTGATATTCTATTAGTTTCTGAACCTACACAATGCCAAACTGGATTTGTATCAGAAACCGTAAAGTTTCTCAGTTGCCAACCACTTTGGTCCCAATTTGTAATTATCTCATGTGTGCTTGAATCTCTATATCTAAAAAAGCTTTTATCACTCTCTTCTGCCCACACTAAATAATATCTTTCACCAGTATTATTACTATTTGTATGCCAACCACAATATCCACCAGATGGATACCAATAGAAACCAGTAAATTCTACTTCTGAATTTAATTGATTGGATATATCATTTTTTAATGCAGATAAAGGATTTCCATATCGGGCTTCAAAAGTATAACGATTATCATTCCCACTCAAATGTCTAGCATTAGTCAAGTCACCATTAGCCATGATTTCATTTAACTTTGTAGTAGAAGTCATATCAGAAAGATTGTTTACAGATTGATTAAAATCTGAACGTCGTATATCAAATTCAACATTATCAATCGTAAAGTCTACAAATTTAGGTATAACGTTTTGAGCTTCTGTATAGTTCATAATTTTTAATCGTCATCATAGCCATCAGCAAACACTCTATAAGAAAAGGGTGTTCCTAATGTTAAAGTTTTGGTTAGATTTAATTTTACGCTTCCCGTAAAGTTACCAGAAGCAGTAAATACTTTTTCGGAAAAATTAATTTGAAAACCGGTTACATTTATTGTTTTATCGCCATTATTACTACCACCCCCGGCCAACGCCCTCGCATATATATTAACCGCCGAAACATCGCCCGAGCTGGCACCAATATCGAGTGTTTGGAATGTTGGGGTAATTGTCGAGGCGTTTAGAGTCGTTACAATATTTCCCAAAACAGTTATATTTAAATTTTCACCTGTAACAATTGCACTTCCATTATATCGAAGACCAATAAAACCAGCGTCTACAGTTTGTGTAGTGCTTGATGTACCACCTCCAACTATAAGATCATAAATACCGCTGTTATATTGAACTGTTGATGATGCTGTAACAGGTTGCAATTCTACAAACTCAAAATCTGATGCTACGAGATCATTAAGGTTTGTTCTGCCATAATCGAACCGACTAATTGCATCTGTATGCCCGACGTTAATTACTTTTGATGCTTGTATTTTTTTTGTAGCATTGTTCTCTGAATCTACAATGACAAGAAAATCTCCGCTAGATGGGGTTGTAAGTTCAGTAAGTGATGATATTTTAGCCATATTAAGTCTTTATATTTCTATTTATACATTTTGTTAATGTTCTTGCTGCAGGTTTATACCATCTTCGGTTTGCAAAAACTCACCCCCAGCTTGGATAAAAAAGAAAAAACCGATAGATGGAGCACTAATGCCTTTACCTTGAAAAGAAAGACTATTTTTCTGTGGTATAGTGGGTATATTCATTTATTAGAATTGATTAAGATTACTAAAATAAGCAGATCTAAAATATACAGTACCAGACCCTGAAGTTG